GCAAATGGTTTATTCATAGCATTTTGCGTGCCTCTATAGATATCATAAACAATACCTTGTCTAATAACAGTATCGTCTGCGTCTTGAACTATTCTTTGTAGATCTAGTGTATAACCATCTATGCTGATAGAATAGATACTGGTTATTGCTGATTCACTGATAGCATATACCACAGCCAATTCGTTATTTTTGTCTGTCAATGTTTCAAACATCTTGATTGGCTCTAAGGACATAAAACCATAAACAACAGGTACAAATAAATCCCTTGTAATTTCATTTTTAGGGGCTACTTTTTGTGCCTCTGCTTGGTTTTTGTTAAGGTCAATTTCTTTACCATATTCGGGTATCTGCGGAATAATTTTTAGGCTCATGAACTTGCTCCTGTCCAATAACTGCTGTCAACATTACTGCCTGTGAGTGAGGATAATCTGTTGAGGCTTCTGCCAATTACCTTATCAAACGCAAGACCTAAAGGATTTGTAAAATTAAGCACCAACTTTTGTGTGCTTTCATCTGTTGTTGTGTTTGCTTTATCTAAGACACCATCAAACAATGTTATTCTATTGGTTGTATCTGCTGAATGTGTAGATAGGTCAACAGCAATTAATTCTACGAGTATTGTTGTAGAATGTCTATGAACAGATTTTGCTAATTCGTCAATTTTACGAATAGCAACACCACCTACCACCTGGCTTGTGTTGTCTGTTTCAAAAGTTATTTGAAATGGTGTGCTGTTTAGATTGGCACTTTCACCAAACACTTCACTCATGGCACTGATGTTACTAACACTTGGATACCATGTGTTGGCACCAATTGTCACATCTTGACTGAATGTTGTGTATCTGTGAGTGGTTGCGTTAGAAACAATAGTAATCAGATATTCAAACTGATACTCACTATCTTCTAAAACGCCAATCTGTCCTGCTGTAAGATCTCTTGCCATTATGTAATGCTTTCCTTTAGACTTAGGTCAAATGATGATAGTTGTGCTGTAGACAAAACTTCATTCATGCTAGGATTTGTCATCTTCACATTCATGGTCAAATCTTTGTATAAAACTGCTGTTCCTGATGCTTGTGTGGCATTCAGTTGGGGAAAGATACTCATTGTGCCACTGTTTGAACTAATGGTAAAATCTGCTGTCAACATATAGACCTTACTGCCTATCCTTACAAAATCACCTGCTGATGCCAATGTGCCATTGCTTTGACCAACAGTGTTGACAGTAAAACTTGTGGTGCCACTGCTTTCTTCAGCATTGAGTGTCCAATTGCCATAATCTGTGCCGGACGGATTACCAATTGGATTTGGTAATGGTAGGTTGAATGCTGTAGATCCTTCATTAAACAAAAAGGCCCTAAGAGCCTTTGCTTCGGTTATATCAAGATTACTAAAAGTTGCTGTCAAACTAAAATATTGTTGCTCTGTAAAATTACGGCTTTCTTTACCACTTAGACTTTTGAATTCTAAGAATGGTTGTGTGCTGTTTATTGAAACACTGCTTGGAAATGTATTAGATGGAAATGCCATAATGTCTCCTTAAATTGCTATACCTTCTTCTGCCACAGCATTTCTAACAATGGTAGTGATTAGGTCTCTTCTATCTGTAATTATTTGGTCAATGCCTTGTGCGTCGACAGCATTGATTGTGAAGTTGACATTTACAGTGCCTCCGCCCATCATTTGATCAACTGGTGTAATGTTTGCTGGTCCTGTAATAATTTCAGCCCCTGCTTCTCCAACTATACCAAATTGGCCTGCTGGTAGATATCCACCATCTGCGAAGAATCCACCAAATATGTTTCCAATAACACCGCCTATGCCTGGTGCGATGATATTGCCGATTGTGCCAAACAAGCCACCAAGGCCTGATCCGCCACCTCCGCCACCTCCGCCAAATAGGCCCGAAATAGCACCTGAGATAGATTTGAATGCTCCGCCAAATGTGTTACCTAAGAAGTCACCAACACCACCAAAGATTTCAAAGATGCCTTTGCCAAGTCCACCTAAACTGCTTAGGGCGTTTACTGCGAAATTGCCAATAGCATCAAGTCCTGTGGTTAAGAATGTTGAATTGATAGTGTTGCCTACACCAGCAAAAATAGGTGTCGTGCTGTTACCAAATCCTTGTAGATTGTTTTGACCTTGTTGACGGAAACCTAAGACACTTTGAATACCGTTGGCAAATACGCCTTTGATTGTGTCTTGGATGCTTGTGCCAAACACCAACTTGGTTACATCGTCAAGGATACCAAATTCTTTCTTTGTAAGGCCTGTAAACTCCATGACCTTTTCGTTGAAGAAACCATACAAGTTTGAATATTCTTTTGTTGTGCCTTCAATGTAATCTTTATTGATTTGGTTAAGGATAGCAATTCTATCACTTTCACTTGAGATAATACCTGCGTCTAAGGCTTCTTGTAATTGCTGTCTATCTCTGTTGTAAATGTCAAAACTTGTTAATTCAGACTTTCTAAATTCATCCGCCTTAGCAATGATATCCTTGTATTTCTCTTCATTATTCTTTTTGATCTCTTCGGTAATTTGGCGATCGTATTCGAGTATGGCATCCTGTGTTGCTTTTTCATTTTCAAGTCCTAGTGCCCTTGCTTCTTGAATGAATTCTTGTTTGTCTCTTTCAATCTGTTCAATTGCTGTGGCAGTGTTTTCGTAATTGCTTTCGATAAGTTGATTTGTCTGCTCAGTGAATGCTTGTGTGCGGCTTAAGAAGTCTCTGTTTCTCTGCTCGAGTTCTGTAAGTTGTGTGACTCTGTCAGTTACCTGTTGTCTTTCTGTGTCACTTAATTCTGAGACTTGTTTATCTAATTCTTCTGCCCTTGCTTCTAAGGCTTTGTATACATTGACCTGGACTTGTCTTGCGTCTGAATCAAGTTTGGCAAGTTCAGCACTTCTCTCTAATTCTTTGGTGAAGTTGCTGTAGGCTTTGGATACTTTTTCTGTGCCCTTAAGTGTGCTATTTAAGGCATCAATTTGCTCTTGTAATTTTCGTTCATTTTCATCAAGAGCATCACTGTTTAGACCAACTGTTTTTGTGTTGTCATCTGTGGTATCAGTGTTGTCTTCTGTTTGATCTTCATTGTCACCAACTGCGTCAGTGTTTTTATCTGTGGTTCTTGTGTTTTGTTTGGTTTGGTTTTCAAGGTCTTCTAATTTTTGAGATGCTCTACTGACAGCACCACTAAAATCTACATACTTAGAAGATGATTGTTCTACACTATTCAAACTTTCATCAAATGCTTTGCCAAATGCTTCAAATGCGTTTAGTGGATCACTGACTGCGGCACCGATGCCTGAGAATGTTGCCACTGTTCTGTCTTTGAATGTGCCTAGTCCACTGATAGCACCATTTACAAAATCTTCAATGGCACCTAACGCACCTACTTGGAATTGTAAAAAGGCTCTTTGTGCCGCCAATAAGACATCTGCGAAGTCAAATGCCCCAATAAACTTTTTGGCGGCTACTGCGGCGGTTCCTAGTGCTACTGTGAGTGCTGTTATACCTGCGGCCACAGGAGATACTGCTAATAATAATGCTCCAAATGCGGCTGTGGCTCCAACAGCAACGATTGGCACCAATACATCTAAACTGTTTGCGATAGCAAGAATTACATCACTTATGATTCCTCCAGCACCACTGAAGTTTAAGAAGTCCCTACCTAAGATCTTGAAGTTGTTGCTTAGGATGGTAAGTGCCTGGCCTACTGTAACATTGGTCTGGCCAAATGTATCATTTAATTCTTCTGTGGCGGCAATCAATGTTCTTGATACCACAACCGAATTCAACAATCCTTTTTCAGCATATTCTCTTAATACACCTCTAGTGACACCTAATCTCTTAGCAAGGATATCTAATACAATCGGAGCATTTTCATTGATAGCATTAAATTCTTCACCTCTAAGGACGCCACCTTGTAGGGCCTGGCTAAACTGTAGAATGGCAGATGATGCTGACGCACCACTTGCTCCTGAGATAGCCAATGCCTGAGCAAAGTTTTCTGTGACTTGTAATGCTTCTTGGGTTGACAGTCCTGTTGATTCTGCGGCTCTTTCAATCTTACTGAATAGGTCAACTGTGTCTGCTAGAGGTGCTCTGGTTCTGTTGGCCAATTCAGCAACCTCGGCAAACCTTGTATTCAACTGTGCCAGACTGCCATCTGTTACCAGACGCAATCTGTTGTCCATCTGTTGGATGCCGTCAATAAAGTTGAGGATGGCGGCACCACTTACTGCGGCCGCCACAGCACCAATTGCTGTTGACAGTCCTCGCATACTCTTAGATGCCTTTTTGGTATTCCCATCAATTTTTTCTAAGTTACGGTTGACACTGCCCAGACCTGCTTGGGTTTGGTCTACCAGTTTAACGATTATGTTTGCGTCCGCCATTGGCTTTCCTCATTGCTTTGTCTTGGTCTTTGCGTTTAAGACCGTAATATGCCGCCCATAGTCTTAATTCTAAGGATGACATATCCATTATCTCTTCTAAGGTTCGACCCAAGTTTTCGGCTACCATCATGATAAACCTAAAATCTGGGTCTTTACTTAGTTTCCCTCGAGGTCCTGAACACTAGGCAGACTTGGTCCGTTGATTGCGTTTGCTACTCTAAGAATAACATTCGGATCAACTTCATTCATCAATGTGACTTTGTCCATCTTATTGAACATTGGATTGCCTTCCTTATCCATTGCCTTATTGATGATACTCACGACCAAGGCTTCTACTGTTTTGCCTTTCCGGGTTAGTTCAACCACCTCTTGTTCTTGTCTGAGTGTTGTAATGCTTCTGAAATAGATTGTTGTGTCCCATTCAGGCACTTCTACTTCTGACATTGACCCACTCATTTGCTGTCTATAATGTGAGGTGGCTTTATCTAGAACTGATTTTTTCTTTGCTTCAGTTGTTGTCATCTGCTTTTCCTTTTTGCTATTGTGGCTCTAATTGCCTGTTTGGTAAATCCTTTAGGGGC